AGCCGCCACGCGCCTTCATTCATGCCGAGATAGAGCGGCTTCGCGACTTCGATAGGATTTGGGGGCCTGCCTGTGGAACAGGCGTCATCGGCAAGGAATTGCGCGCGGTAGGGCTGGATACATTTGACAGCGATTTGGTCGACCGTGGCTGCGGCGCCGAAATCAGGGACTTCTACGACTATCGTGAAGCCCCGGCCAAGGCGATTGTGGAGAACCCGCCGTTCGCGGAATGCGGCTGGGGAAACGGCAAGGCCCGCTGGCTGAAGCACGCGCTGCAGACGCTCGATATCGAATACATGGCGCTTCTCATGAATTGGGGTTGGCCAGGAGCCGGCGGACTCGCGCCGTTTTACGCGCAGTTCCCGCCAGCGCGAGTCTACCTAATGCGATGGAAGATCGACTTCACCGGCCAGGGAGCACCCCCGATGCTCAACGGATGGTTCGTCTGGGATCGGAAATGGCATGGCGAGACCGTTCTCCGCATGCTCGATAGGAAGGACGCGAGGCAGGGCGAGTTGTTCGCGGGAGCGGCGGCATGAGCGACTATGATGCCCGCAAGGATAGCTTTGAGAGCTACAACGACGCTGTCGCGGCGCTCAGGGCCAAGCTGCTGCTCGAACGCTGCCCGGCGGCAAGCCGCGTCGAGGTGATCGGGCAATGCGAGCTTTATCTCGGCGACTGCCTGGACGTGATGCCGACGCTAGGGCGGGTGGATGCCGTAGTGACGGACCCGCCGTACGGGATGAATAAGGGCGAATGGGATCAAGAAATCCCAAACTGGTTGCCTTTCGTTCACGGCATTCCGACCGTCTGTTTCTCAGGGGTTGTCGGGATGGCTGATTACCCAAAACCGGATTGGATCGGAGCTTGGGTTCGTCCTGCGTCGACACAGCGCAATGGGCGACTGAAAGGGTTTAACAATTGGGAGCCGCTGCTCTTTTTCAACATCAACAGACTCGACAATGACGTGCTCATTGAGCCGAACTTTCATGACCAAACTGGGCATCCCACCACTAAGCCAACGCGCCTTATGGAGCGCCTTCTCATAAAGATGCCTGAAGGCATCGTGCTTGATCCTTTCATGGGCAGCGGCACCACGGGCGTCGCATGCGCCAAGGCGGGGCGCGGCTTTATCGGCATAGAGAAAGATCCAGGCTATTTCGACATCGCCTGCGAGCGCATCCGCCAGGCCTATCGCCAGCCTGACATGTTCGTTGTCGCTCCTCAACCTGAACCAGTTCAGGAGTCGCTTCTATGAGCCGCATCGAAGACCGCGCCGCAGCCATGGCAAAGACGCGCGACAATCCGTTTGAGCGGCAGTTGCCGGCGAACATCGAAGCGGAACAGGCGCTCTTGGGGGCGCTGCTGGTGAATAATGAGGCCTATTATGCAATGCTGCCCAGCGGGCTCGAGGCTGCCCATTTCGGAGAACCTATCCACCGGACTGTCTTCGAGGCCGTAAAGTCCTGCATCGCTGCTGGCAAGGTAGCCAATCCCTACACCATTCGATCGTTCATCTCACCTGATGTTCTAAACAGGCCGGTGGGCGAGACGACCGTAGGAGGCTATACCGCAAGGCTTGTGTCCGAGGCAGCATCGATTATCCACGCCAAAGATTTCGCTGACGGCATCAAGTTTGCCTTCCACCGGCGAGATGTCTTGCCAACGGCCGACATTATCGAGGGCGCTGCATACAATGCTCAGGACGAGCTCGCCTTTGTTGACCAGATCAGAGAAGCGCGGGACCGACTGACGAACACCATCAATGCGATAGAGGGGCAGGGCGCCCAAGACGATGAGCAGATCATCGATAGTTATCTCCAGATGATCACGGGCGAGAACGAAGCCGCAGGTGCAGACGGAATTCCGCTGCCTTTCCCAGACTTCGAATACCTCATCAACGACAACATGCTTCGCCCTGGAAGGACATACGGAATTCTAGGGGCAAGCGCTGAAGGCAAAACATCTCTGACGCTACAGGTTGTCTATGCGGCGCTGATTGCTGGACATCCGGTTTGCATCTTGTCCTTTGATCAGGATCAGATGGAAATCTTGGCGCAGATCACGGCGCAGCAGGAAGGCATACCGTTCTCATCGCAAATCCAGAACTCGCGAAATCATCAGCGTCTTAGCCAGCACCAGATTGACCAGGCCTATGGCTTCATTCGAAAGCTGAAACGGAGGCCGTTCGAGATTATCCAATGCCGGACTTCCGACACGGTGCAAAAGCTTGAAACCAAGATGGACGGGTTTCTCCGGCGGCGCACCAATGGAAAGATGCCACTCTTCGTTTTCGACCATATCCGGGCGATCAAGCCCGCGGCGCAGGCCGACGAAGGCACCAAAGCCCTGCAGATTGGACAGGATATCCACGACGCAATGAAAGCCCGCAGAAGCGCCGGTTGGGTGCTCCAACAACGATCGACAACTGGCCTCAAGCGTGAGAACCCGCGGCCTGCCTCCGCCGACCTATTCGGAGGAGACTCGGCAAAGCAGCCGTTCGATGTAATTTTCTACGTCTTCCGGGCCAGTGAGCACCGCGACGAACAGGTGAGGACGGCGAAGGAAGAAAAAGACGTGGCTGGTATCAAAGAACGGTTCAACCGTATCTACGGTAGGGATCGCAATGACGAATACATCCCGATTGAGAATTGTGTTGAGCTTGGGCTCATCAAGAACCGCTTCGGGCCGAAGAACCGCCGGGCACACCTAGCCTTCGATCCAGAATACACGCGGTTTTCATCTCGACGCCAGCAGGATCAATGGGAGTTGCTGCCATGATCACCGCCTCAATCGCCCGCGCCATCAACACGCCGAAGGGATGGCAAGCAGAATATTTTTTGTCTGGCGAGAGCGACCCGCACAAGCTCTGTGACGCGCTCGGACGGCCTCAGATATATCCAACAGCCCAAGACGCGCGTGTGGCCGCCCTTGAGGCTCTGGTGGCCGCCATGGAGCGCGCCGACGCCGCCTATATCGACCCGTTGCCGGACCAATTCTGGCTTGAGGTAAAGCCGAAGACACGGCTCGGGCTGATCGTGCAAGCGAAGAAGAAGTTCGCCCAGGTCGAGGCGGGCCGGGTTATTCCAGTCGAGCGGAGGGCGAGCGCGTGAACAACCCAGCCTATCAAATCGGCCCCATAGAGGCCAAGCTACGCGCAGAGGCAGCAGAGCGCCGCAGGAGGTTCAGGGAGGCCAAGCCGCCGGTACCGCGCCTGATGCTGGTCAAACCTGCCGAACCCGCTACAGAAGCCCCACAGCGGCTGCCAGTGGCGTTCGACCATCATGTGCTGGCCTACAGGGCTCAAACATCCGGCATCGCCTACGTGCTCTATGAATGCCGAGAGCGCGGGCTGACACTCGATGACCTGCGCCGTTCGAACCGCAGCCATGAAATGGTGATGTTGCGGGGTGAAATCGCCCACAACCTGTCAACCCGTTTCGGCTGGAGCTATCCGCAGATCGCGCGGCATCTCAATCGCGACCATTCCAGCATCATCGGATGTGAGGCGACGTACTGCTCGATCAACCATATAGCAACGCGGACAAAGCAGCCGCGCCGTGTCGTCACCCCCGAGCAGATGGAAGAGATCAAGCGCCGAATAATGGCCGGTGAAGGCCTATCGACGGTCGCTAGATCGCTTGGCCACTGCGTTTCCACCATCGTGCGCCGATCGATCGAGAGCGGTTGGTATGTCGTCAACCGCCAGCCGGGCAAGAAGAAGATGGCACTGCCGCTCGACAAGATCGAGCAGGATTACAACGCCGGCATGGCGTTCAGGGCTATCGCTGCCAAATACCGCGTCAGCACTCGGACGATCAGCCGGGCTGTGGCTGACCATGGGTGGGCGCGGAAGGCGGAAGCTGATAGGGCGGCCGGGGAATGATTGATCCGCGCGTTCAAGCCATATGCGAGGAATTCGGCATCAAGATCGTTGATGCTCGAACCTATCCTGGCATTCGCGAGACGCGGGCAATCGCCACAATGGAGCGCATTCTCCACGCGAAGGGCTATGAGCATTTCCGGTTGGTGATGATGACGCTCGGAGAGACAGAGAACAATCAAGGCCAGATAGACGAATTCCTTCTCTATGCCGTGAGCGACCTTGTGGAGGCTTATGGAGAACTCATCGAAGATGATGCCTCCAGATGGCTCTCATGCTTCGACAGGGCGCCCATAGGCGAGTTACAATACATCGTGCGCCACCAGCGCCGGCAGAGGCATAAGTTGTTCGGCATGATTGCAGAGCGCATATATATCGCATTCGGACCGAAATCAGTGCAGCCAGACCTATTTGACGACAGGCGGAGAACAGCATGAAAAAGAGCGACCTAGCGGAACTCTTCACCAAGGCGGCAATCATCGATCGACGGTTGCCGATCATGGCCAAACCGGCGGCCCTGAGGGCACAGCAAATCCCTTATGTGCATGACGAAGCTGATCAGCGCGGATGGTTCCCCGTTGCAGGTAGGACCAAGAGCGAGCGCATCGCCAACCGGAAGAAGCTGAAGTGCAGCTTGCAAGAAGGGGACATAGGTCGATACGCGGAAGAGCGCATGAAAATGCTGGATCCTGATCACCAGCGCATTCTTCCCGAAGATGTCACCGATTGGGAGACGGTCAACGAATATCTCTGGCTGGTGACCGATGAGGACAACCGCAAGGCGCTCCTCAATTGGGCAAAGGCAAAAGCTGGTGGCCGCCCGTTCAAGCATTGGTGCAAGAAGAACGGAATTCATGAAGAAACCGGCCGGAGGCGCAAGGATCGAGCGCTTGGAGTGATTTCCGCGCATCTTATTCGCATCAAATCGCAGAATGACGCAATTGACGTTCTGGCCCTGTTGCCCACACCCCCCTTTTTCGAGCATATTTCGGATAACATCAGCCGGCATATCGAGGAGCCAAAACCAGGCACATGGATGGACGATCTGGCCTTCAGCCCGGTCGAGCATCCAGAGGTCAGGGACTTCTCTTGGGCTGAAAAACGGAACGAAGCCCGCCGTCAGCGCGAACGCAAGAGACGCGAGCAGCAGGCGGCATAACAGTTACGCAGGATAGCCAAGTGGTTAAGGCCTCCGGCTCATAACCGGAAGATCGGCGGTTCAATTCCGCCTCCTGACACCATCACAGCCCGTCGCCACCGCGACGGGTTTTCTATCTCACCAAGAGGCAATCACGATGACACCTGGCACGGAAGGCATCCGCGTCAACGACAGCAGGTTTGTCGTTATCGAGAACTGCACCTTCAGGCGACGGAAACCATGGCGCATCCTCGCCGCTATTGAGGTTGTTCGTGTTTTCCTTGTGCGCTGGTTGCCATTGGTCATGCTGGTGTTCATCGTCACTTCTGTGGTGGACATCTATTTCCAATACCAGCGCCTCCAGTCACAGAACCGCATGACAGCGGTAATGATCGAACTCGGCAAGCGCGTCGATATCATCAAGGCGCAGCCGGCTCAGATTGGATCGCCACGATGATCCCACACGACCCCGATCGCAACATCACCATGCCGCAAGGCACCGAACGAGACTTCCTACCCACAGACGAGAACGACATCAATCACTTCTCCTATCTGAAGTGGTGGTTCGCCTTCGTCCTTGTCTTCGTCGCCGCGATTGTTTTCGTACGATGACCGCCACCGCCTTCCCCCACACCCGCCGTGCCCGGCTGATCTACTACCTGCGCAGCGGCCTGTCATTCATGCTGCTGTCGTGGGCCATGACCGTTGCCCCGCAGCGTGAGCGGTTCTCCCTCGCTATGGCTGCAAGGGATCATGCCTACAGAACGATGGGGGTGGATGTGAAATGACATTCACCTTCGCGCTGTCTGACCTCGAAGAGAAACAGGCCAAGACAGTGAGCGATATTGGCCGATCGTTTCAGCAGCGGTTTACCGCCTTGGGATTCACGCCAGGAACTTTCGCCGATCGCATGGAAGTGGAGCCGAACAACGCCATGCGCCTTTTATCTGGGTCAAGAGATTTCAGGATTTGCGAACTGATCTCCGTTGCCGATGTTCTTGGCATGGATGTTGAGATCAAGTTGACGGCTAAGGCCAAATGACCCGCCCTCTCTGGCTCCCAATTACCTCCATCATCTTGGCGGCGCTGCTATGCTTGGTCCTAATTGCGATGCTGCCGGGAGGGACGGGAGGATGAATAGGCAAGAGCGTGAAGCTTTCAAGGCCGGGTTTGCCGATGGCATGCGGCTTGGCATCATCTTCCTTGCCAGCATCGCTGTTGATCTGGCGGCTGCTCTGCTTATCAATCTCCTCGTGTTTGGCCCGAACCTCGCAAACGCATCCATACACCCCGGCAACGAACCTATCGCCATTCTCCCACAGCCGCTCGCTGACGCGCAGCAGCCAAAGCCGCGATGCGTGAGGCTTCGCACTACGATCGTCACTGTACACCTTGCTAATGGTGCAGTGCTGATAGCGCCGATGACCATTGCGGTGCCGTGTTGAATAGATCTGGATGGTTCGGGCCTTTATTCGGAAACCCAAAACCACCAACCCAACAACAGGAAACAGACATGGCAAAGAAGACCAAACCGAAGCCGATGAAGCCGCGGCCGGGGTGCTGACATGAAGCGCCGATCGTTTCTATCGCTATTTGTGCTGTCTCCATTCTCCTCGGCAATTGAGTGCGAGGCTGCGGCAACCAGCATGAAGATCGAGAAGGCGAAAGAAAAGGTGGCGCGTCAAATAGGCAAGACTGAGGTCGCTGGAATCCGCTGGCCTAGTTCAGTACTTATTGGAGCTAGAGGCGGTGGCGGCGGTGCATCTGGCGGGGGCTCTTCTTTGCATGGATGACAATGGTGTCGTAGGATGAAGAATCTTTATCCAAATCTTTACGCCGCTATGGAGAAGAAGGACGCCGCTCTTTTGCAAGAGTTGCAGGGTGCAATATTTGCCACGGCCTGGGATATATGGCGCGTGAGACATCCAGAGGATTTCGTCGGTACATCTCATAGCACGACTTTGGCCGAGATGGAGGCTGACCCGGACCGCTTCATCAAGCAGAAAGTTTTGTAAGATGAGCACCTATCTGAGAATCTTTTGGGATGCGGTGACCAGCCTTCACGAATATTCCAAGGCCAATCCATGGAAGTTTTATTCCGCCTACCTCGTGTTTGTCGTCTGCTTTGTGTCCACGGCGCATTACATCAGCGGATAAAGAGACACCAAACTCGTTGTTTTCACTCCAGGCTCGGCTCACCCCCGGCCTTTTCCTCGTCCGGAAGGTAACGCAAGATGGCTGTAGCGACAGACCCTAAGCACGGCTTCAAGGATAATAACATTCTTGCGCCGGCATTGAATTTCGCCACGATAACCCCGACAGACAGCACGGCATTTTCATTCGGTCTCACGCGCGCTATTTATGTTGGTGTCGGCGGGGATGTGAACGTCTATGATTATGCTGGCACAGCGTTCCTGTTCAAAAATGTCCCATCGGGGACGACGCTTCCCGGCCGCTTCGGTGGTGTCGCGTCGACCAGCACGACGGCAACCAACATGATTGCTGAATACTGATACCCATCTGCGCCAACCTTTGCTCCTGCCCAACCCGCGGCGGAAATAGAAACGGGTATCGATCACCTGGGAAGACCAGCACCGCGGCGCAGCCGGTCATATGTAGCGGTGTAATCGTGCAAGCGGGGCCTAAAGTCCATTCAGTTTCATTAGATCGTCGTTGATCCGGGTTTGCCAGCCTCCGCCGGTGGCACGGTATTTATCGAGCATCGCGGTAGAAAGCCGCAACGTGATTGTCTCCTTGCCGGACTTCGGACGTCCGCGCGGTCGTTGCTCACCCGCCGGCAAAGCAGGGTTGGCATCCATCTTCACCGCAGGTGGCTTTGCGGCAGGCTTAGCGGTCTCTCTGAATTGTATTGCCATACATAATCATACCTCGAATAGATTTGTTTAACAAATAAAATAGAGACAAGGGAAAGAAAGATGCCAGACGAAAAACCCCGAAAGAACGGGGATAAAACGGGCAAGCCGACCCCCCCAATCGAACATCAGTTCAAACCTGGCAATCCGGGCCGTCCGAAAGGCGCTCGCAATCGCTTGGGGGAGGCGTTCATCGAAGACCTTCTAGCTGCGTGGGAAAGCCGAGGCGCATCTGCGATTACGAGCGTGATCGACAAACGCCCGCAAGACTTCCTCAAGGTCGTCGCATCGCTGATGCCAAAGGATTTGAATGTCAACGTCAACCAGATCGGCGAAATGACCGATGAGCAACTTATTGACAGGATCAGAAAGCTCGACGCCACCATCGGACCTTTCCTCGCTGCTCATGGAACGGATGGAACTGGCGGCGGAAATCGACAGAAGACAACGCACTAATAAGCTAAGGGCATATAGTCCTTACGCAAAGCAGGTCGAATTTCACGATGCTGGGGCGACATTCAGCGAACGGCTGTTCATGGCGGGCAACCAGCTCGGCAAGACAGTGGCTGGTGGTGCCGAATGGGCAATGCATCTCACAGGCCGTTATCCGAAGTGGTGGGAAGGCGCGACATTCGAAAAGCCGCCGCTATTGTGGGCCGGCTCGGTTACAGGCGAAAGTACGCGGGACAATCCGCAGCGTATCCTGATCGGCCCTCCTGCGAAAGAGGAAGAATGGGGAACCGGCTTTGTCCCTGCTGATTGCATTGTCGATCGTCAAAGAGCGGTGGGCGTTCCAAACCTGCTCGATAACGTCGTTGTGCGTTGGGGCGGAGGCGGTGATATCCAGGCTAGCCATGGCGTCATTTCGTTCAAGGCTTATGAGAAGGGCCGCGAGAAATGGCAGGGCCCGACAGTTGACGGCGTGTGGTTTGACGAAGAGCCGCCGGAGGACATTTACAGCGAAGGCTTGACGCGAACCAACAACGGTCAGCGCGGCCAATTTGCAATGCAGACATTCACGCCGCTGCTCGGCATGTCAACGGTTGTTCTGCGGTTTCTGAGCCCTGCCAACGGTGATCCTGGTGCCCTTTCCCGTCACGTCACGTCGATGACGATTGATGATGCGGAGCACTATTCCGAGGAGGAAAAGGCGAAGATCATCGCAAGTTACCCTGCGCATGAGCGGGAAGCGAGAGCGAAAGGCATCCCAGCGCTCGGGTCTGGGCGCATCTTCCCGGTAACGGAAGAAAGCATAACAGTTGAGCCGTTCGAAATCCCGAAGCACTGGGCTCAGTTAGGCGGGCTGGATTTCGGTTGGGATCATCCGACAGCTGCGGTCAACATCGCATGGGATCGCGATGCGGATGTTATCTACGTCATTCGCGAGCACAGGGAAAGCCAGCAGACGCCGGTTATTCACGCAGCAACAGTCAGGCCGTGGGGCGATTGGCTGCCTTGGGCGTGGCCTCATGATGGCAACAACGACACTGCAGCTGGCGAGAACTTGGCGAAGCAATATCGTGATCAGAACCTCAACATGCTGCCCGAGCGAGCAACGTTCGAGGACGGAACGAACAGCGTCGAAGCCGGGATCATGGAAATGCTCGACCGCATGAAGACGGGCAGATGGAAGGTCTTCCGCACTTGCCCGAAATGGTTCGAGGAATTCCGCATGTATCATCGCAAGGACGGCAAGGTAGTGAAGGTCATGGACGACCTCCTGTCTGCATCGCGCTACGCGATGATGATGAAGCGCTTTGCCGAGGTGAAGCCGTCTCCGCACAACTTCAAGATCGATCGCAGATGGGTGGCATAGTTGGCTGAACAACTAGACGAAACGCGCCTCAAAGCTCTCATTGCCGAAGAAATCTCGCTTGCCGAGAACTTCGCGCAATCAGAACTGACGCCGGATCGTGAACGCGCGATCAATTATTACAACGGCACGGTTCCCGATGTGCCGGCTGTTGAAGGTCGTTCGCAATATATCAGCCGCGATGTTTCGAACGTCGTTGGATGGATGCTGCCTGACCTTATGCGCATCTTCACCGCATCCGATCGCGTGTTGGACTGCATTCCTGAAACACAGAAGGACGAAGAGACGGCGGAACAGGCCGCGGACTACATCAATTATGTCTTCTGGCAGGACAATCCAGGATACCAGATCATGCGCGATGCGGAATGGGACGCGCTGGTCAATAAGGACGGGATTATCAAGCAGTTCTGGGAGGTCAAGCAGGACTGCAAATATTCCACCTATACCGGGCTCGATGCTGATCAAGTCGCGGTAATTCTCGATGAGGAAGGCGTTGAACTCGTAGAGCAGTCGAAGCCATATACCGCACTGACGCCTGTAGAGGTGGAAGTTCCTCCGCCTCAGCAGCCACAACAGCCGCCGATGGTCGATCTGCAATCACCCGACTTACCGTCGCAGACGAGCGCAGAAGACCAGCAGCAAGCGCCGCAGCCTGACATGATGGAAGGGCAGGAACAGCAGCCAGAAGCCGCTCCAGAGCCGCCTGAGACAGTCATTCAGATGCAGCCCGTCGAATTGTTCGACATCAAGATCAAGCGCGTCATCAATAAGGGCAGGTTGACCTACCAGACGGTAGCGCCAGAAGATTTTATCACGGATTCGAACGCCATCGATCTCGTGGAGAATTGGCGCTTTCAGGCCGAGCGGGCGAAGAACGTCACGCGATCCGACCTGATCAAGATGGGCTTCGACCGTGACCGCATCGATGCCATTCCGGCATTCCAATCGCAGGACACGTCAACGGAGGACTTGGCCCGTCGTCATCTAGTGACCGGTCAATACGACAATCCAGAGCGTTCAATGGAGAGGGTCAACCTCTACGAATGTTATGTGAAGATGGACATCAACGACGATGGCATGGCCGAAATCGTCAAGGTCATGTATGCCGGCGACAGCGGCGGGGCGGAAATCCTCGATTGGGAGGAATGGGACGACGAAACGCCCTATGACAAAATCCCGTGTAATCCTGTCCCGCACCGCTTTGCATCGGATAGTGTCGCCGATGAAGTAATGGACGTTATGAAGTTCAAGACGGTTATCGGCCGTCAGTTGTTCGATAACCTCTACATGACGAACACGCCGCAACCGATCTATGACTCTGGCTCGATCCTCAATCCTGATGCTGTGGCAAACCCTGGCATCGGCGTTCCGATCATCAAGAAGGCTGGCACTGCGCCTATGCAGTGGAACATCACGCCTTTCATCGGCGACAAAGCGCTGATGGCAATGAACTACCTTGACGACGTGATTGAGATGCGGACTGGCGTCTCTCGTTCGTCAATGTCGCTCGATCCAGAGGTGTTGCAGAACCAGACAGCAGCCGCAGTCAACGCAACGCAGTCGAATTCGCATGCGCAGGTCGAGTTGATCGCCCGTGACCAGGCTGAACTCGGATGGAAGCGCGTCTTTCAGAAGTCGCTCAAGATCACGGTCAAGAACCAGGACCGCCCGCGCACAATCCGCCTCCGCGATAAGTGGGTGGACATGGACCCGCGCCAGTGGAACGCAAACATGGACATCGTGATCAATATCGGTCTTGGAACCGGATCGCGTGACCGTGACATGGCGATGCTGACGAACATCCTTGCCACGCAACAGGCGGACATGACGCAATTGCAGGCCGCTGGCTTTGTTGAAGACGCAATCGATATGATCCCGAAGATCATCAAGACGCAGGTCAAGATTGCCGAAGCGGCTGGCATAAAATCGCCTGAGACATTCTATCCTGAAATCCCGACAGAGCGCCTTGAACAGATGAAGCAGCAGGCCAAAGCGGCCCAAGGACAGCCATCGCCGGCAGATCAGGCAGCGAAAGACAAACTCGACGCCGAGATGCAGATGAAGCAGGCCGACATGCAAATGAGGGCCCAACAGTCTCAAGCTGACAACGCCATGAAGCAACAGCAGATGCAGCAGGACACACAGGTCAAGCAGCAGCAGCTTGCCGCCGAGTTGCAGTTGAAGCGCGAGCAGCTTCAGGCCGAGTTGCAGTTGAAGCGCGAGCAGATGGCTGCGGAACTTCAGTTGCAGCGCGAGTCTGCCATCATGAACGCCCATGCTGCGGCATCAAGGCCGATCGTCAGCAGTGACGTTCATATCGGGGGTCAACCCGGTTAAGAATTCCGCATCCAGCGGATAGGCGGCTGCGGCCGTCGCTTTCAGCAAGAGGAAATAGCTATGCATAAGATCGAGTACCGGGTGCGCCCGGTGACGCGGTGGATTGTCACGCGTTGGGAAAGCCAAAGCAACGATAACGGCAATGCTAGCGGCGGATGTGCCCCATGTGGAGAGTTCGCCAACGAAGATGCGGCATACAAAGCCGGTGAAGCGCTCGCCTTCAAAGAGCGCGAAGACTTGGGCTGGCCTCCCGGTGATGAGCGCATGCAGTTCCCCGACCGTTACAAGGCGGAGGGCTGAGCGATGACTGATATTCCAGACGTCGCACTTAAGGTGCGATTCATCGAAAACAAATTGTTCGCAACGAAGGTCACCACTTCGACGTCCAAAGGGTTCCCATTTATCGAACTGGAGAACGTGAGCGAACCGAAAACTTCTCCAAACGTCTATCTCACGGTTGATGACCTGAAGACGCTGATTGCCATCGCCGAGGCGGACCTAGCGTGACGCCAGAAGAAAAGCTTGAACGCCAGCGCCTGGCACTCGAAGCCAAGCGCCTCACGACAGACGAAACGCTTATCTCCGCTCTATCCCGCGTCCGGCAAAATGCCGTCGATGCACTTATCAGGGCGGATGCAACTATTACCGCAGATATCATTCGCTTTCAGACGAAGGTGACGGTCTGCGATGAATTCCTGACTGAGTTAGCGACAATGATCGAACTCCAGTCAGTTGAAGAATCCCGGTCCAGAATGGTCTGACAGCCGGGGATACCCCAGAGGAAAATGAAGGATGTCTGAAACCGATAGCCCCGTACAGGGGTCCGGCAATGATACCGCATTGACTATTGATGCCGGTGCGGCAGCAATTGAAGGTCTTCTATCTAGCGTCCCTGAGCAGGCGGAAGCCAGCCAGGACAGCGCGACGAACGAAGAGAGCCAGAATACCGAGAATGAAGGCACTCATGCCAACGACGATAACGCTTCTCAGGAAGCGCCCGACGAAGGCGACGAGGGTCTTGAATTTGACGATGATACAACCGACGCGGCAGCGGACGCCCCGAAGGAACCGGAATTCAAAGCAGGACAGTTTGCGGCACATGACGCAAAGGTCAAGCTGGACGACGGGTCCACGATAAGCGTTTCCGAGCTGATCGCCGGCAACATGTTTCAGCGCACATTCACACAGAAGACGACTGCTCTTTCCGAAGAGAAAAAAGCTTTCGAAGCGGAACGCAGTCAATTCGCGGAAACGAAGCAGCAGATCGAGCAACAGCGCAACATCATTCTGACGCTGGCTCAGGAGCTAATTCCGCAGGAACCGCAGCCCGTTGACCCCAATGCCGATCCGGTTGGCTATATCAACTACCTAGCCGAACGCGATGCATATTTGGGCAAGATGGCCAAACTGCAGCACCTGTGGAACTCTACGCAGCAGGAACAATCGCAACTCACCGCCAAGCAGCAGAAAGAGCAAGAAGAGTTTCAGCGACAG